CGGACTACCTGCATACGACATACGATAGATAGCACGTTCTAAGAAGATTAGACCGTACTCACCACCCGCTAGACCTGTAATATCACCGCCATCAGGTACTATTTGTGAGTCAGACTGAGAAGCAGCACCCGGAGTCCAGTCAGTCTCGTCATTAATATCTGACCAGTAGACCTTGTTCTCCTCACCACCTACGTTAGCAGCCACAACAAAGTCTCGAACTACAGTTACAAATTTAGCAGCAGGAGCAGCAGCAGCCAAGTCAGCAAAGTAAGTCGATGATCCTAAATCATAAGCCTGTAACTGGTCTGCACCGTTGGCTAGAATCATCTTAGAGCCAAATTGAGTAATATCCCATGACTCAACAGTAGAATATCCAGTAGTGGTTAAAGCATCTAAGCCAGTATTACTAGGATTAAACTTGTAAATCTGTGTAGCACCAGCAGCAAATAGCGTAGATGCACCAGAAAACTTACCAGCAAATGCGACTAATAAGTTCTGACCTGCATTAGATGAGTAATCTACAGCCTCACGTAACGGAGCATAGCCATTAGTAACTGGATAACAATTATAGGCATCAGTTACAGCACCAGTAACACCCGGCTGATCTGGCAACCACTCACCAAAAATAATCTTTTGCTTTGCCATTACTGTTTAGCCCAATTAGTTGATTCTGGAGTTACTACAGTCCATTGATAACCAATAACATCACCAATAGCACCCACATTTGCATTGGCTGTAATAGCAGCACCACCACCAAACTCAGAGCTACCATTTGCATTAACTGTAGCTGTACCATTAATAGAAGCAGCTCCAACAGTTACAAATGTAGCGTTAGCCGTTACCGTAGCTAAACCAGTAATACTTGCTCGTATTGCCGGAGAAGAATCACCGATAGCCGTTACAGTAGCCGTACCTGTAATGCTTGCTATACCGCCATATATTGCTAATCCTGATGCCAATACCGTTACGTTACCGATAATGGACGCACTAATACCTTCGTTCTCACAATAGCCAGAATCCCAATAGCCAGCGACAACGTATAGATCAGGAGAACTTAGGTCATCTTCACCATAGCCCTGAACCCAATAGTCAAAATCAACGTAATTGTTAGCCATTTACCTCTACCCAAGTCTGAGTTTCCTCGTTCCATGAGTACATTTTGCCATCAGTAGGCATAGCTACTGGAGGCTGCCATTGAGCATTAGCATCTAACGTCCAGCTTGCATAAGGTTTAGGAGCTACAAACGCATCTATATCTGAATGGTAGGAATAGCCAATTCCAGCATAGTTCTTACGAAATGGAGTACCGCCATTTTTATGCGTGTTCCATATTGTGTTATAGCTAGTACGTTTACATACTTGACCACGAAAGTCACCGTACCATTTTTCCCAATCAATGCCATCTTCGCCTTCATCTTTTCCAACGATGACTTCAGTAACAATATTGTTTTCATCAAGAAATGCGTAATGAGCCATTATTCTTCCCTCAAATTCAAACCAGTAAGACTTTCGTCTGAACCTATATAACCTTTAACAAAAGTATTAAATGCAATGCTAATACGTGTATTTTCATCTTCTTTCGTCTGTACCATGTGCGTTAAATGCGATGGAAATAGAATCAAGTCACCCGCACCAACCTCAAACCACCACGATTCAGAGTTATAAGGATTGTATTCAGCAGCCGGAACTTTAATCCGTTCGTAGCCATCTTTGTAAAAATAAATCTTATCTACTTCTCTATTAGCCTGTGGATAAAACACACCAGACACTACGCTATTCGGATGAGCGTGTTTATGGTGGTACTGTCCTGCTTCCGTATAGTTAGCCCAGCTCTGCGTTAGATACAGACTCACATCAAACTTAGGAGCATGAATAGCTTTGAAGTATTCCAACATCGAATCTTCAATAAAATCACGCAGCTCAGTTAGTTCTTTGTTCTTTAGAATCTTGCGATCCTTGCTAGTCGTATTACCTTCGTTAGCGTAATGCGCCTGACCTTTAATGAAAGCCAATTCAATCTCAGTTAAATCACGACCTAGACTAAAAAATGCTACAGGAGTTGGGAATAGATTATTTATGTTCACAAATCACCACGAAATATTGCCAGTTCCGGCAGTAAATGTATAAATTGTTTTACCGCCTGATGTAGTTTTTGTATAAGTTAATCCACCACCAATAGAAACCAAATCAGTATTTGTAGATGGGTAACTAATAATGACTATGCCGGAGCCGCCAGCGCCTCCAACCATTAATGTGCCAGCATAAGAACCGCCACCACCACCACCTCCGGTATTTGCAGTTCCTGCTGTACCGGGGTTAGAACCAGAAGCACCACCAGCGCCGCCCCCGCCTGCGCCTCCTGCCCCACCATCATTATAGTATCCACCGCCACCGCCACCGCCAGCGTAAGGAGTTCCGGGAGAACCAGCAATTGTAGATGCTTGACCTGCTCCACCTACACCGCCTACAGAAGCCCCTCCATTTGAACCAAGCCCACCAGCTCCACCACCACCGCCAGCAGCATAATTGGGAGCGCCTTGTCCTGTTCCTCCAGTAAATCCTTGATACGCTACAGCGGGTGCGCCGTTACCACCAGCAGACGGTTGGTTTGGAGTATTTCCTGCTCCACCTGCCCCACCAACACCTCCACCTCCAGAGCCTCCAGCGGAGGCTGTAGTAGATGCTCCAGACGCTCCACCGCCACCACCAGCAGATGTGATAGAACTAAATGTTGAGTTTGTGCCATTAGCACCTAAACCATCTGATGTGCCACCTGCTCCACCAGAGCCAACAGTAACGGTATATTCTGTACCCGCTGTTACTGATAATGCTGTACCAGTTCTAAAACCACCTGCGCCGCCGCCACCAGCTCTAGCACTTCCACCACCGCCACCACCAGCTACGACTAAATAATCAACGCTAGTAGGAGCAGCCGCAACAGCGCGACCACCAGCAACAAACATATTCATAATGCCACTCATGACACGTTTCCTGTTACCACACAAACCGTGCCGCTAATAAATAATACAGTTGCAACACCTCTAGTCGCCAATGTCATTGTTGATTTATCTGCATCAGTACCAGCAATGTACGCCGTAGTAATTGAGCAGGTAATCGTAATGTTGCCACTCGTATTGTTGAAAATAGAGATTGCGTCACCTTCAGTAAATGTAGCGTCAGGAATTGTTATAGAGCCACTTGTACCTACTTGTACATACTTACCTACATCACCAACAGCTAACGAATAAGAACTTGTCTTAGTTCCAACAGCAGGTAGATCACGATAGCCAATAGGGTTAGTGCCATCCACCGTACAGTTAGTTAGTGTGCCTGATGATGGAGTACCTAAGACACCACCGTTAACCACAGCAGCACCAGATGATCCTACATTGACAGCTAAAGCAGTAGCTACGTTACTACCTAGACCGCTTACGCCAGTAGCAATAGGCAGACCTGTAGCATTAGTCAACGTAGCTGATGCAGGAGTACCTAACGCACCACCAGACTGATATTTGTCCGTATTAAGATTAGTGAAGTTATTATCAACTTCGGTATAACTAAGTGCCGAACCTTTGCCAGCACGAGTAACGATAGTAGACATAATTTACCCCTTATGCCAAAGTTACTGAAAGATTCGTAGCAGTAATCTTAAAGATATCACCGTTAGAAATAGTCTTACTTGTATCTAATGCTGAGTGATACAAGAGATTACCTGCCGTTACAGCGTCACGAATACCAACGTGAGTGATAATTCCCCAATCAGCCGTACATTGAGGAAACTCAATCGCAGAGCTATTAGACGTAGCACCACCAGACGGAGCACTAAACGTAATAGACTGACGAACATACGAGCCACCTGTGACCTCAGTACCAGTATCGGCATCTGTAGGATCATTGGTATATAAAGCTAAGAAGGTAGTAGTCGGTGCTGTGTAGCTAGTAGCACGTAACGTACCGTTAATTAATGCGTTTTCCAAATAGTTAGAAATTTCAGCCATGATTTACCTCACAGACATTGACATAGGTTGACCACCGTATTCACCATTCTGGTCGGCAGTAGAAATTGCTGTAATGCTACGATCATACAAAGCAGCCCATGTCTGAAGTCGTGCATCATTCATCAAATATGGTTCAGCTTCTCCTAATGCCGCATACAGCAAAGCATCAGGATAATTAGTTAGGAATACGTTAACAATATTAGTATCAGATAAATACTGTGGCTTGCCGTAATACAGCATCTGAATACTGTAGGCAGTATCAGGTATAGGAGCAAACTGAATCTCTGAAGCCAGAATCGTGTAGTTCAATGGCTTACCTGAATCAGTAGTCCTAGCTATTGCATAAAATGAATTAGGTGAAAGGTAGGTAATCGACGAAGCAGGAGTAGTACGTAGATGTACGTCACGCATCTCTAGGAAGTCCGTAGGCAAGCCGATAGTCTCCTCACCTCCTGTGGTATTAGCACGAGCCACAATGAGCATCTGACGCGTTCTAAGGTCTCTACGGAGCCGTTCCTCACCTAGTTGGATAAAGTCCGGTATCTGTGCAGTCAGATCACTACGACCTAAGTAACTCGCTATCGTAGATTTTAACGAACTGTAATCCGTCATAACTATTTCCCTGAGTTGTGTCTCTCCACAGCACCATCTTCTACATCATCCCATCGATACTCATACGTACCAATATGACCAAT